TGGTACCAAATAAACTATGCTTACCAGCATCATACACTCACAATACCAGACGCAGCCTGGAGCAAATACATACATTGGCAGGAAGATAAGCTAATAATAGAGCCATTATCTACTTAGTTAATCTTTTGCATAAATAGTTGTATGAGTACTATATTTGGATATACAACAATAAACGAGTCTTACACAAGTAAAAGTCTAAGTGGCTTAGAATTAGCCAAACAAGACCTGATGAATCATTTTAAAATCCGTAAAGGTGAAAAGTGGTCTGACCCTACATTTGGTTGTAATTTAGAGTTATATGTGTTTGAACCACTAGATCAATTAACACAAGATAGCATTAATGAAGAAGTTTATAATGTTATTAGTTATGATCCTAGATTTCAAATTGATGATACAAACGTAAGAGTTGTGCAAGACGCACATTCGGTAACAATTAATGTAAAATTAACTTACTTACCAACAACAACTGCAACAGAGTTGCAGATTAAATTCGACAGAGAATTTACAGAAAACGCAGAGTTTTAATTATGGCACAGAAATCAAGACAAAATAAACTATTTGCGGCAGAGGACTTTACAGTAATCTATGAATCATATATCAATGCAAACTTTCAAGCATTTGACTTTGATACTATTAGAACTGCAATGGTTGACTATGTACGCAACAATTACCCAGAGAACTACAATGACTGGGTCGAATCAGCTGAATTTGTATCACTACTAGATGTAGTTGCACAGTTTGGACACAACTTAGCATATCGAGTAGATATGAATGCAAGGAATAACTTTTTAAGTACTTCCCAAAAACAAGAAAGTGTTTACAAGCTAGCAGAATTTTTAGGTTACCAAGCAAGACGCAATGTGCCAGCGTACGGTGAGATGAAAGTAATAGGTGTTAAAACAAACGAACCAGTTATAGGTAGTGCAGGTACTAGCTTAGGTGGTACCGAAATAAAATATGAAGTGTCAAACAATGTTAACAACTTAGATGACTTTATTACTATAGTAAACTCTGTATTGCAAAATAGCAATCAATATGGTAGTCCAAAAAAGTCAGTAGTAATTAATAATATAAAAACAGAATTCTATGATATGAACAATACTCCAAACCAAATTAAATTTGATGTAAATGGTACTGTATCAGGAGCAAGTTCAAACTTCAATATCATAAGCAGTGACTACGACAATAACTCAAGAACATTCACAGAAAAATCTCCAAACCCAGTTGGAAGTTTTGGTATTTACTTTAAACAAGACGGTAAAGGGATAACAAGTATTAACACTGGATTCTTCTTTGGTGTTAAACAAGGAACATTACAGTTTCAAGACTTTGTTGTTGACAACCCAATTGACAGTGCATCATTTGATATAACAAATGCAAATGTTAATAATACAGATGTGTGGGTACAAAATATTAACGAAACAGGAAATATTGCCAAAGAATGGAATAAGGTTCTAGATGTTAACAGTAATGTAGTTTATAATAATTTAGCAACAGGTGAACGAGATATATTCAGTATTAAAACTAGAAAAGATAATAAAATATCAATTATGTTTCCTGATAGTACATTTGGTAACATTCCAAAAGATACTATTAGAGTATGGCACAGAACAAGTGCTAACAGTACATATGTACTAAGACCAGATGATTTAACAACTAAAAAAGTTCAAGTAAATTATACAGGGTATGATGACAATACATATACTGCTGTATTTACATTGCAACTTAAACAATCAATTGCAAACGCAAGTGCGAATGAAACAATGGATCAGATTAGAGAAAACGCACCAAAGAATTACGCTAGTCAAGACAGAATGATTACTGCACAAGACTACAATACAATGTTAGGTAACACCAGTGGTAGCATTTTAAAAATTAAAAGTATTAATAGAACATTTAGTGGACACAGTAGATATTCTAAATTTGGAGATCCCACAGGAACATACAGTAACTTATATATGGCAAACAACGATGGTGTATTATATGCTACAGATAATTTAGTTAATTCTGCATCAACTACAACAGATAGTGCAAACGTTATATTCCAAAAATATATCAAAGATATTCTTGACAATGATGAATTTGTAAACTTGTATTATAAAAAATATAGAAGTTCATTTCTTGGGTTAGCACAAGAAACTATTGATGGAACTAGGCATATGGATAACGCAGACTATGTTAGTGAATCATCAATCTTTACTTGGAATAGTCCAAGTTCTACAGCTAGTGGTATCTTAACAGGCTATCTAACTTTAAGTAATAATATTGCTCGTGTAGGTGACACTGCAAGTGGATACATAAAACATTTTAAACCGGGAGCATTAATTAAATTTGCACCAGCAACAACAACTGCAGGTGGGTTTGTTACAGGACAAAATTATAAAATAAGAGCAATAGGTACAACTGATTTTACATTACTTGGTTCAGCTAATAATAATATTGGTACAATATTTACGGCAACAAGTGCTGGACTAGGTACTGGAACAGCTACTGCACAAAATTTCAAATGGGCAAAAGTAGTAGATATTAAAACATACGGCTTAGGCATTGAAGGTATAGGAGCACAAGCAGGTGCGCCTACTGGCATAGTTTCTGATGGAACTGGTGCAATTGTCTTAGATGCAAAAATTCCAGCAAACAGTACAATAGAAGTTATATATCCTGCTCTTACTAGAAAATTTAGTACTCGAGAAAGAGACTTAGTTATTAATTATTTAACTGCAAAAAGATCATTCTCATTAGTATACAATTACAAAACAACAAGTTGGAACATTGATACAACTCCTGATAATTGGGATGGTACTCAAGCATTTCCAGATGACTTTGGAATAAATGATAACAGTTGGACAGTGTTTATTGATTATACTGGTTCAACATTTGATATCTATCTAAGAACACAACGAATTAATTTTACAAGTTCAACAGTAAAACTAGGAAACATTCAAAACGAAGTTGAGATTGGATCTTATACTAAAAAAGCTAAACGAGATATAATTACTGTACTAGGCGGATTTAGAACTGAGATTTTACCAGTTGGTTCGTTTTATGTATATGGGTTTGAAAACTCTGATTCTAACAACTATAGATTAGCATTGATTGACGGGAATGCTGACAGTAGACCAGACAACCCAGATGTATACAGTGATATAGTTTTGCCAAAAGAAGATACTTTACTAACTAGTCCAAATCCATTAGTACGAGGCGAAGAGAATTTGCATTTTGAATGGGAACACATTGCAACAGACAACCAAGTTGTTGACCCTAGCTTTACAAACATTATTGATGTTTTTGCTTTGTCAAAAACTTACGACACAGAATATAAAAATTATTTAAAAAGAACTGTAGCAGTAGAACCAGTACCGCCAACTAGTTACGAACTAGGAAGTCAATTTATCGGTATCAACGATAAGAAAGCAGTAAGTGATACTATTGTTTATAAACCAGTTAAGTACAAGCCACTGTTTGGTTCTTTATCAGAGCCACATCTTAGAGCTAGATTTAAAATAATTAAACTATACGGATCAAATATTACTGACAGTGATTTAAAATCAAAAACAGTAACAGCTATAGGTGAATTTTTTGAAACAAGTAATTGGGACTTTGGCGAAACATTTTACTTTACAGAATTATCTGCATATGTACATAAGCAACTAGCAGGTGTGCTAAGTAGTTTTGTTATTGTACCACAAAATGCAGGTAGTGTATTTGGTGACATGTTTGAATATGAACCAAACAGTGATGAACTACTTATACCAGATGTAGATGTAGGTGACATTGATATTATTACTAATATCACAGACGCTAATATTAGAGCAGGATCATAATATGAAAAAGAAGGCAGGACAGAATTCAGTCAGCAATATAAAAACTAGTAAGTTCTTACCGGGTGTATTCCAAACAGAACTTAATAAAACTTGGTTAGATAGCACATTGGATCAAATGGTTTCAAAAGGACCATTGGAAAGCATCAGTGGATTTGTTGGAAGTAAAGATGGTAAAGTATCTACAGCTGACGATACATACATAACAACAGATTTTAATCCTGCTATTGTTTCATATAACAAAGAAAAACAAATAACTAACTTGCTTGCATTTGATGACATTGCAAATTCAATTAATGAAAATTTTAAAACATATAATTACAACTCGGCATACAACTCTGCTAAGTTTAGTTTCAGTCCTCCAATTGATATTGACAAATTCACTAATCATCAAAACTACAGTTGGGTAGAAGAATTACCAGTATACGAAAGTGTACTAGCATCTGGTAGCATAAACCCAATCACAGAAATTCGAGACAACAACAAGTCTACTATTGTAGATGATAACAACACAGTTGTACTAGAAAACCAAATGCTTATTAAATTTACAGGTGCAGGTTGGGACACAGCAGTTACAGGCAAAACATATATTGTAGCAGGATCAAGTGGTAAGTTTAGTTTATATGAATACATAGATGAAAACAATGTAAGAGTATATAACAATACAGTAAAGCATTCAGAGAACACAGATGGTACTTGGACTAATGACACATTATTTAATGTTGAACCAAATTGGGACAGTAAGTATTTTCCAGTAATAAATGCAGGTAATTTTGTAATTGGGCAAACATATAGAATTAATAGCGTAGACACAACAGATTTTACAACAGTTGGCGCAGCTGACAACAACATTGGTACAGTGTTCACTGCAACAGGTG